GTGGCTTTTTGTTGGGTGGTTAGGCGTTCGCTTGGGCTGGTTATAGCCCTGGAACTGCTCCTTGCCGCGCTTAATCATTTCTTTGCCGTCTTAGCAGCGGCCTTGAAAGCAGCAGCAGTCGGCGCTCCCTTTGTTCCGGGCTTTCTCATCCGCTCAGGAGTCTTGCCTGCGGCCTTCTGGCGCTCGATGCGCTCACGCTTGGCGTGGATTGCTGCATAGAGTCCGGGTGATCCTGGTTTTTTCATTTCTTTTTCACCCTGCGACTTTCGGATAATGCTATTGCGATCGCCTGCTTCGGGTTGGTGACCTTACCGCCAGAGCTGCTCTTGAGCTTGCCCTTGCCGTACTCAGTCATCACCTTCGAAATCTTCTTCTCCGCTTTCGTCTTCATACTCGCCCTTTCGTGCGTTGTACTTAGCCATTTGAAGCATCTGCTTGCGCTTCTGAGTCATCTTGGTGATCGGGCCACCCGTGAGCCATGCGCTACAGGTTCGGTCTGCTGCACATTTGAACTCGAACAGCTCACAGTAACCCAGATCAGCCGCCTCGACAACCTCGGGAGCATAGGTCTCATCGTCGGATTCCTCCTGTTGGATTCCTCCAGTGATGCAACCCATCATCTCGGGCGTTTGAATGAAAGCGGCGCAGTTCCCGCACCTCATCGACTGAGCGATCTCGGGAGTGGTGTTCCATTCCTCTGCGCGTTCGTCCCAGAAATTACCCGGTTTTTCGGGATTCGCAGGGCCGTAACCGTACTCCTCGAAGGCGTGGTTACGGTTCTTGAGGTTGACCTCTGTGTCCTGGGTGGCGATGGGGCACTTCACTTCTTCATCGCCTTCTGCATCTCAATGGCTTCATAGCCCTTGCCGAACTCGTCTGCCATCTTGTAAGCCTTCATGGGCTTCGTTTGATGGTACTTGCGCTTGTTCTGATTGAGATACTTTTGCATCTCTTCCACAGTCTTCTTTTTCATCATCGCTCCAGAAAAAAAGGGGCACTATGGCCCCACCCCGGCAACTGCGGATTAAGGGGCATCACAATTCTATATCGGGAATCGGAATGTCAATAGGCCATTTTCCCTGACCCTGTAGAGCCTGGACTGTCCTTCGATGAGCAGCGAGCCACTTCTCTTTCCTCTCCTCTTTGGTCATCTTGTTGCCCTGGTCGATCTCCCAATGGCACTTGAGGCATAAGGCGGCTATGTGGTTGTCGTCTGCTTTCACTCCCTTCCCCTTCCCACCAGTCCAGTTGGAGTGAGCTGCTTGGGAATTCGGGTGGCCACAGCATTGACAGGACAACTCCGCGACTGCTCTAAGGAGTTTGGGGCTTCTGATGTAAGTGTGCTTCGGGATCATTCTGTAGCCCGTCCTTCTGCTCGAGCGGTTGCTTGCTCTGTGCGCCAGACATCAGTCCTCATCCTTGCGGCCTCCAGCTTCCATTTCAGGTCTTCCTCGACCTCTATCGCCGCCGCCAACCCCTTCAGAAGCTCCTGATACTCCGGATGTGAGTACGCCTCCCTCTCTTGGGCGTTGACTGCCTCAAATTTGAGCATTGCCTCCTTCATAAGCAGAGCTTTCTTTGATTTCCTCCATTCCTCAAGTAGCACCCGCTGGGCCTTGGCCTTTGCGTAGTCTCCTGAGTTCCTGATGATGAAGTCGATGGCGGCGTGGGCGTTCACTTGATGAGTCTCTCTATCGTCTTGAGGAGTACCGCGATGATCGCTATGGAGATGAATATCTCACTCTCGGACAAATATTCCATTTGCATGGAGTGTTCCTTTCCGATCTTTTATCTCTTCGTATGCCCTGTTCAGACAGGTAATCAGATCAAGCCCTGCCAGGTCTGCCGCCAGGATCAAGGTGACAAGAACATCACCGAACCCATCAATCTGAGCCTCGCGGTTTCCTTTTAATGTCGCGGAGACTAATTCGCCAAGTTCTTCCATGCACTTGAGAAGCTGTTTCTCGGTTGTGCTGTTTGGAATAATGCGCCTTTGCTCGGCCCAACGAATAATCTCCAGCTCAAGAATCGAATAACTCACAGTATTTCCTCTCTTACACAAACATCCACACCAGCAACCATTGAGTAAACTTTCTTCGCGGATACTCTGACCACTTGTGTATCGTCCAAATATACAATTCCATTCATTCCGTCAAGATATGCCTTGATTATGTTATCGATGTCAGGCTTCTTCGTCGGCCTCTCCCTTCCTTCAAAGCACTCGTTCTGACGGCGTTTGGAGAACGAGTTGGGACATTTGATGCGGATGTAGAGATCGACGCTCACAGGGCTTTCTAGGGGGCTTGCTGACCCCATTGCGCGAGCAGATGCGTCTTTTATGGTTGCTTCATAGCTCTTTGTCTTAGCGTCGGTGTAAGTTTGGACGAAGTTTCCAGCCCTTCGGAACCTTGGTCTTCCCTTGCCTTGAGGGATTCCTTCGACGGTAAAGACAACTATGAATGTCATTTCTTCAACCTATTCATTGCGTCGCGGAGTTCTTGGGCAGCTTTTGGGCCTCTCTTCTTTTCAATGTCTCGGATTGTTTGCCCCCACCACGCCGAGGCAGTAATCAGACCATGATCGGCTTTCATTGCGTTGAATGTCTTGACCCAATGTTTCGCCTCGCATTCCATCCGAAATGTCTCCTGTGAGGAAGAGGGCGTAGGTGATTGACTCTGTGCTGTGATTGACTCCATCTTTAACCTCGTTTAGAAGTTTTACGGCTTCAAAGTAATTCACTCAAATATCTCCAGGCTGTTGCGGCACAGAGTGGGACTTGTCCATTTCCAATGGCTTTAAGTCTGTCCATCCTAGCGGCCACCCCATCAGCCACTCGACCCACATCGGGTTCAATGCTCCACCAGCCAGTTCCGGCATCTCCTTGCGAACCCAATTCTTTGAGCCGCCCCATTCCTGCATCGTCCCACCCCAGTTCGGGCTTCCTGCATTTGGTGTCGGCCAAAGTCTGACCGCTGATGCCAGCCCCATTCCACTCTTTGCGCTCACTCCTGGACGGTTGTAGTTCCCGCATACCGTTGGAGTGGGCCACAACCCAGAGTCTGTCTCTTTGGTGCGGCGCTCCAACATCGGCAGCTCCCATAACAGTCCACCGCGAGTCATACCCGAGCGCGGCAAGGTCTCCAAGGACTCTGGCAAGTCCTCGATGAATGAGCATTGGGCTGTTCTCCACGAAGACGAATCTGGGTCGTACTTCGCTAACCACCCGCGCCATGTGCTTCCACATTCCGCTGCGCTCTCCTTCGATTCCGGCCCCTTTCCCGGCGCTTGAGATGTCCTGGCAGGGAAAGCCGCCAGATACGACATCAACAATGCCTCTCCACGGTCTTCCGTCAAAGGTTTGAACGTCATCCCAAATCGGGAAAGCCGGGAGAAGGCCATCGTTTTGTCTGGCGCACAGTACGCTTGCGGGGTAGGGTTCCCACTCAACGGCGCAGACTGTTCTCCACCCGAGGAGCTTGCCCCCGAGTATTCCTCCACCTGCTCCGGCGAAGAGAGCGAGTTCACGAAGGCCCGACTCAGTAGCCAACTCATTCACTTCTGCTCTTTCTTCTCTTTGTACTGAGTCGTGCCCCATTGGTGAAATGAACACTTAGGGCTTTCGATAGAAACAGTCCAGCGGTTCTGACAGTTCGGATAGGAACACATCAAACGCTTGTAATCGTCCATCTCTTGCGGAACATCAGCTTTTCTAAAAGTCATTTTTGATACTTCCCATCAATGATTTTTGCAAAGTTGGTGGCGTTCAGAATCCACGGCAGATCGGGATGCCACACCCTCCCGTTGCTCTCGAATCCGTTGGACAGCTTGGTGTCGCTGGCGATGTAGCTCAGGAACGAGTCCCACCACCTCAGCCCGTCATCGGTTGTGCCGTACCCATCCGACCAGGATGACTTCTTCGAGGCTTGGTTCCATCGACTCCGCAGGGCCGCCTGGCGAGCGCCTTCCCAGGTTCTCGGCTGCGACAGATGAGGGAGATGCGTTTTCCAAAGCTCCAAAATCTTGCCGTGTGGACAAGGCGGGAACCCCGTTCCCGACAAAGAAGCGTTAGCTTCTTGTATATGGTTCTTGGTTAATGGTTCTTGGTTTATGGTTGGTTGAACGTCCGTTGAACGGTCGGTTGAACGGGCGTTGAGCCGACGTTCAGCGGATGCTTTCCCAGCCCGTGAAGCCTGCTCAATCTTTGAGTGGTAGTGTTCTATCTCTCTGTCAGCGCGCGGGTTCAGATATCCGAACTCCGTGGAGACAAAGAACTCCTCAAGAACAGAGAGAACCTCTTGCTCATGTTCTCGCATCCCGATCTGGCGAGCGATCTCTCGCTGTCTTATCGGCTCTTCATGGAGGTAGTAAAAGTCTAGAAGCCGCCTATATGCCAAGTCCTCGATGAGACTCAGATGGCGCGTGTGGCTAGCGTAGTCGCCAATATGGAACTGGTAATAGTGCATACAGACCCTTTTGCAGACCCTAAAGGAAACCATCGGCAGGCGGGGTCTAACGCTTTTCAGGAAGGTAGCTACTCCTTCCCTAGCCGGGTTTCGCATCACTTTACATCAGTTGCAAGTGGTTGTGCAAGTCCTGAACTGACCCTCTCCGTAGCAGCAGGTCATACAGGTCACCGTCTTGCCATTGACGATGTATGTGTGGGAAGTGCAGGCCGCATGAGCGTTAGCACCAAGCAGCATCATTGCGGCAGCGATAGCCAGTTTCTTCATGTTTGCTCCTCAAACCACTCGGGGTGAAGGGTCTTGAGTTGCCACAGCCGAGCCTGCGGAACCCGCTTCCATTGATAAATCGCAGGACAGGAGATGCCCAGAAGTCTCGCTAGTGCGGTGACTCCTCCAGCCTTCTTGATTAGCTCTTTCTTGTCCATGTCTCTCCCTTGGTGGGGCCAGCTCTCATGTAGCAGAGTAGCTCCTGCTGATAATTCGAAAACACCAGGCGCACGGCGCTAACCCGTTCCTGGCCCCGCTGTAGTGTAAGCCCGATTAGGATAAGGGGACTTAGGGAAAGTCCTATGTTGTGATCCCATAAGATCGCTTAGGATTCATCCCATGCCGCTAGATCGCGGTCTTTTAGGAGCAAGTATGAACCCCTGTATCCGTTGCCAACACATCATCATCTGGCGCACAAGCGGGAAGCCGCGAGCCGATCTGATGAACTCCCAGTGCGGTCATCCTGACCTGCAGACCATGAATGTGGTCACCGGGGAGCCTCAATCACCTTTCTGCACCACCGCGCGTCTTACAGGGAACAAGTGCGGCCCTGAAGGGGTTTTGTGGGCTTATGACGATGCCTTTCCTCCTGCTCAGGAGTGGGAAGAATGAGATACGTTTGCCGCCCTCATCAAGAGGCTATCGAAGCTCGCAAAGCTCAAACATGGAATGTCCTGACCGCTATCGGTTTGGGATTGTCTGGCGCACTCTTTTTCTTCTTCTTCCTATGAACGTCTACAAAGCAATCAATCAAGTCCAGGCCGAGCTTTCGACCATTGGCATCACCAAGAGCCGCCGCAACAACCAGGGCAATGGCTACAACTTCCGAGGCATTGATGATGTGTATAACGTGGTCTCGCCTCTCCTGGCGAAGCACGGGCTGTGCATCCTTCCTCGCGTTCTGAGCCGGGAATGTGTGGAGCGCCACTCAAAGAGCGGTGGGGCTTTGTTCTATGTCACCGTCGAGATGGAGTTCGACCTGGTGAGCGCAGAGGATGGATCAAAGCACACCATCAAGACCTTTGGGGAAGCGATGGACTCGGGCGACAAGGCAACGAATAAGGCTATGTCAGCAGCCTACAAGTACGCAGCATTCCAAGCGTTTGCGATCCCAACAGAGGGAGACAACGACACCGAGAACCAGACGCATGAGGTTCTTGGGCCGGAGGATCAGCTCTTTGAGGATACCTACCTTGACGAGCTGAAAGAAGCCGCTAAAGGCGGCATGACAAAACTGGAAGAGGCATTCAATGCAATCCCCGCATCAAAGGCCAAGTCTCGGTTCTGGATCAGGAAGCGGGATGATCTAAAGAAAGAGGCATCGAAATGAAAAGAGGCGGCGTTGAGGTTGGGACTGTCATCATGCGTAGCACTCTTGATGACTACCGCAAAGATCACCAGATCGCAGCTCACGCCAAGAGACTCGCTCTAGAGCTAGAGTGTCTGCTGCTGAGCATCAAAGACACCGCAGCACAAGGCTGGTGGTGGGACACGGCACACGAGGCTTTAGAGCAGTACCAAGCGGATATAGATAGGCTGTATCCGCAAGATCATGTAAGTCCATTAGGAAAGGATTGAGAAATGATGAAAGAGAACCAAGAAGACGGCTTCAAGGTGTTCCTTGACTTCCGCAACATCCAGATCGGCAAAGGCCGCATCTTGTGGGGAACTGAAACCCAGAATGGAAAGATGCAGTATTTCAAAGAGGGTTGGGTTCTTCCTGGCGGTGAGCGCACCACAGATGAGAAAGTCGCTATCGAGTGGGCAAAGTGGATTGATGAGGTCTCACAATGACCGACCAGAGGTCTCCTGAATGGTTCGAACAGCGAGCAGGGAAGGTCACCGCATCCTCTGTTTACAAGGTGTTGGCACGTACCAAGACTGGATGGGGAGCGGAGCGGGACAAGTACAAGGCCCAGCTTGTCGTTGAGAGGCTCACAGGCAAACCCGCCAAGACTTACTCCAATGCAGCGATGGAGTGGGGAGTCCAGACAGAGGCAGAGGCCAGGGCCGCATACGAGGCTCTAAAAGGCGTCCTGGTGACCGAGGTAGGGTTCCTTCCTCACCCGACCATTGAGATGTGCGGAGCATCACCGGATGGAGTTGTCGGAGATGGGTTGGTGGAGATCAAATGCCCTGAAACGGCAACAATGATCGACCAGCTCTTGACCAAGAAAATCCCGAGCGAATACTACAAACAGATGCAGCTGCAGATGAAGTGCGCCGATAAGAAGTGGTGTGACTTCGTGGTCTATGACCCGAGGATGCCAGAGAGTATGCAAATGTTCGTTGCTCGAGTCGAGAGGGACGATCGTTTCATAGCAGAGATGGAAGCCGAGATCGTCAAGTTCCTGGCAGAAGTCGATTCAACCGTAACTCAATTGAAAGCACAGTATGAGTAAAGTCATGTATGAGATTTCCGTGGTTGTTGGCAAATACACCAACAAAGAAGGCCAGGAGAAAAGCCGTTATTTGAAGATCGGATCGGTCATCGATACCAAGAACGGCCCCATGCTCAAGATGGACTGCACACCCAATGTCGAGGGCGGTTGGAACGGCTGGGCCTACATGAACCCTCCCCGCGAGGAAGAGAAGTCCGATAAGCCTCGCCGCAACCGAGAGCAAAACGATTTCGACACGCCCTTTTAAGGGTAATCACTAGGCCACCTCTGCATAAGGTGGCTTATCATCACACAGTCCGTTAAGCGAAAGGAAGCCGAAATGAGTGGACTAGCACGAAACACCGATCCCGACACATCCCACGAGGCAGCGAAGATCAACACCACCACCCTGGAGAGCAGGGTGTTTGAGGTCATCAACGCGAATGGCCCAATGACCACGGAGGAGATCGCCAGAGCTACTGGGATTGATCTCCAGAGCATCACGCCCAGGATCGCTCCTCTGATGCGCTTGGGAGTTCTTGTAGATACAGGAATCAGGAAGCCTGGTGCATCTGGCCGCAACCGTCGAGTGATTGGAGTCAAAAATGGAGTTTGAAACCTACATCGGTGACTGCACCGTCGAGGTCGAGGCTCAGGTCGGAGAGTGCCGCGCCAAGATCATTAGCCTGACCATCAATGGCCTTGAGTTTCCCGTGGAAGCTCTGAGCGCCAAGACGCTCCATCGCCTCGAAGATGAAGCAGATCGGAAGGCGCAGGAATGAGCTTCATTGATTGGGTGATCTTTTGCATCTTGTGTGTTCTTGCGGAGGCCAAATGAAAACAAAGCTCCTGACGTTAGCTAGGAAGCATTGGAGCAATCCAGACTTTCCAAGAGAAGTGAATCGGGCCTACCAAAGAAAGTGGGTCAGATCGCTTCGACTCTTAGGAGACAACTGGCAGCTCGCCAAGTATGAAGAGCGAAAGGTGAAGAAATGAAAATCCTCTGCTTCTTTGGACTCCACCGCAGAACAATGACCAATAACCGTATCCGCTGCACCAGGTGTGGCCGCTTCCTCAAGAAATGAAGAACGAAAAGGTATTAGAACTTCTCAAAGACGGGCCAATGACCAGCGCAGAAATCTCAGAAGCACTAGGCATCTGCGCTCATCACGCCTCCTCAATGATGCTCAGGCTCATCAGAGAAAACAGAAAGCGCCCACAGCTTGTCCACATTAAGAGCTGGGTCACAGACCACAAGAACCAAAGAAGGTATCCTCGCGCACTCTACGAACTCGGGGCAGGCCCGAACGCTAGAAAGCCTAAGCCCGACCCAAACGCCAGAAAGCGTGAGTACGAGGCCCGAAAGAAATCAATCCTCAAGACCTCAAGCGTCTTTAACCTAGCCGTACCCCTGAAATGTTTACGCTCCCGAAGTACACCTGGGACAAAGACCGCGAACTCTGCAAGCAATGCAAGCACTTGAGAGAAGAGCCGCGCAAGCACAGCCAGTACACCAGCATCTCAATGTCTTGCGTCAAGAACCCTTACAAGGCAAGTAAGGGGATCGGGTCTTGTATAGACAACCGCACCAGGGGGCCGTGCGGCCAAGAGGGAAGACTGTTCGAGGCTAGCTCTCAGCCAGAAGATACAGCCCAACATTGCTGAAGGAATAGCCTGCGTACACCACGCACATAGGCCAATTTCCCTTCAGTCCCTGCTCTAGAGCGATCCAGGCGTAAATACAGCCTGTCAGGGCTATGAGCCAACCACTCATTGCCGAGATGATCTGTCGGCTATCTTGCGCTGGATTGCTTGGGATTCTTCCTCAGACACAGGCTCGGAATGCTCGAATAGAGTGCCGTCCTCAAGCATCGCGTGGAGCTGGGCGATCATTTCTTGCAGCTCTTCCTGGGTTCCGTCGAAGTCGTCAAAGCACCCAGGAGCGAACTCGAGCTTCAGCTTTTCAGTCATGGTCAATCGGCAAAAAGCCGCCCCCTGAAGTACGCCTTCCCGTCGTCCCGGACTGCACAGAACTCTGGATGGAGCAAAGTTCCCCCCTTCCAGGTCAACACCGCGAATCCTGATTGCCA